TCTTTCTCTGAGGGCGTTAATGGCGTGCCACCCGCAACGCCGGGCACTGCATAGGGCGTTGGTTTGTCGGGCGCAAACGCTCCCGGCTGCGCTTCGCGGATTGCATCTAATTTCTCTTGCAATCCGTAAATCTTGCCGTTTTCAAGCGCAAGTTTGGCAGCTCTGATTTCATTTGCTACGCCCTGTTTAGCGTATTCTGAGGAAAATTCAATCTTGTCAAGTGCTTCTGCGAGCGCGGCGTTAAACTCAATTTCAGCGATTCTCGATTTATGCTCGGCTTGCGTTTTTTCAAGCTCCGCCTTGTACTTTGCTGATTCAGCTTTCACGCCGTCAATGTCCATGCCCTCAAACGCCAATATCTGTTCATTCGCTTTGCTTAGGTTCGCGGTCAGTTCATTGCGCTCGGCTTCAAGAGCCCTGAATTTGTCTTTTCCCACATACTCGCCGCTTGTAAGATTTGCAAGTTTGATGTCTGTGTCCTTTAGCTTTTCCTCCACTTGCCCGTACAGCTCTTCGCCTAATGTTTCTTTCAGAAATTCCATAATGATACTCCCCTGCGTAGATTTGATTTGTAAACGCGGTGCTACTCACCGCCGCGCAGTCCGTGAGTTTTAAGCCCGTCACGGTAGGGCAAATATAAATAATGCCTTTCGGCGTTATTTCAAATAATATAAAGCGGGTTAGCCGCGCTTGGAGAGTTCGCAGCAGGCGTAAAAAATCAAAAAAACCGCTTGTCCCCGCTTTACCGCTATGTTGCCACCGATTGTTTAGCAATTCTTTCTCTCGGCGGGTCGCGGTCAAGTCCCGTTTCGTCGCAAAACTCTTTCAGCTTACGCCGCCATTCCTTAACACTTTCTTTTTCCTTTGTTGTGTCAAGCTCCGCCGCCGCTTTTATTGCCAGTTTGCTTTTACTGTTCCGCAAATTCCGCTCCAACTTGCGCTGTATCTGCGTTGCCTCGTAATAAGGGATTTCTTTGTCCTTGTACTTGACCTTAGCATTTGCAAACTCGTCAAGCATTTCCGCGCTGTATGTTTCCGGTGTAATTCCCTCGATGTACGGGCCGAAAGAGTGCCGACAATTCGCGCCGCATAGCCCCGCCACGTCGCCGTAGCCTGTTGTTTTTATAAAATCAGGGTAATTTCCCATTAAAAAGCTCCAATAAGAAAAGACACCGTTTGGTGTCTTTATTTTGTGTGATATTTTGTTTAGTGTTGGTCGATGACTTCAAATAGTTCAGGGGGATATGCATATTCCCCGCCTACTTCATCAAAAAGCGCAAACCAGCCAACGCCGCAATCGCGGGCATTGTAAATCTTCCCCTCTATCAAGGAAATCCCATACTTTACAAGGCTTTTTACTTTTATTGGATATTCAATTTCCGATGAACCAGTTTCCGCCATAATCAATTTTCACTTTCCAGTCGTGTTTTCCCGCGCTTGGCTCTTGAAACCAATGCAATTCAGCTTTATAACTCTCGCCTTTGTAATCTACATAACCGATACCCTTAACATATTGCCACTTATCGGTACTTCCGCCATAATCGTCAAGAAGTTTATCTATTATGTCAATTTGCCTGTTTTTGCCGCTTCCGGCCATTACTTCTATGTTGGTTATTTTTGTATCTTCTGTTAATTTTGTATATTCACCGTTAGGTAACAATATTTCATAGTTTTTTGCGGCAGCCCCTAAACTTTTGCCAACCTGAATATCAGGTAGGAGTAGTTTATCATTTTCATCATCTGTTTGCAACGGTTTATTGCTATTTTTCCCAAACCCGCTCTCATTTTCAAGCTCCTTCCAATGAAATATTTTTCCCTGCCAACTTTCATGGTCTTTGAAGTTTTTATCCGGGTGTGTCCTCGCCCCCAAATGCGCACTTGTAATTACAAGAGAGATTCCTAACTCTTTCATTGTCTGAGAGCTTATCTGTGCGGCGGTTTGGTTCACTCCCGTTAAAATGTTCATTCTGACCGCGCTTTCTACGCTAATTTCGCGCCCTGTCGCATAGCTGAATGTTTTCACTCCCTCGCGGGTTAAATCGTCTACAGCGGTTTCTATGGCTTTTGTGTAGCTGATTGCGCCCGATACCACTTTGTTATAACCCACGTTCAAAAGCTCGTTAAACTTCATTTCCGTGTTTATGGCTATTGTTCCCGTGAGTCGTTGAAGTGAACCGAGCCGTTTTGATATACCCGCATTTAGGATATTCAGCATTTCGGGGCTTTGCATTATCGGTATCGGTTCAAATCCTGCCGCCCTGTAACCCCTATCATCATAACGCCTCGCAGTAATGGCGGCTTTGGTAAAGAGTGCTCTTACCTCTTTTCTGCTCATGTTGTTAATCCGTGCCACCTCGCGGATTATGTCCTCTTTTAGCAGTCCTGCCGCTTGCGCTCTGCGTATCTCGTAAGCTGTAGTCGGTATTATATCCGCCGCTCCCGTTGCTTTGAGCGTGTCGGCTATGTGCCGCGCTATGCTTTTAAGCAATGAGGTGTGAAAATCGTTGTACATTGCTGTGATTGCTTCAATTTCATTTATCAAAAAATCAGGTGGCAGCATTACTTACATCCCCAATTGCAATTGTATTTTTCTCAGCTCGTCTATCTCCGCTCTTGCAGTTTCTACGTCCGTCCCGTCATACCATGCGAGCAGTTTTTCAGGCGGGTAAATGCCTAAAGATACAAGTTTCAGCTTTTCGTCAAACTCCCGCTCTCGGTCTGCCGCAATCGAATCATCCCATGAAAACGAAACTTCATAATTCCCCGCCGAAACTCCTTGCAATTGCGCTAATATATCAAACGATTTTATCAAGTGCTCAAGTGCGTGTTGTAATGCCTCTTGAATGTCGCATACCGTTGTAAACAAGCGGTCTTTTGATGCTTTAACTTCAGTTGCTGTTTTCGCTTGAACTTCAGCGTTTGAAATAATTCCGTAAGATACTCCGCTTGCAAATTCGATTTCCCTTTTGATTTCATTCAGGCGGGATTGCATATCGGCGTTTCTTAATTGCGGGTTAAACACACTCATTCCGAAGGTTTCAGCGTTCGTTTCAACGACCCTAAATAAGCGTTCTTTACCTTTCGGCAATATAGGCGCGTTGCTCCCGCCGCGCTTACTCCCGCTCGGTCGGAAAAAATCTACACTTGCATCTACAGCGAGTTCCCCGCCCTCATTTTCCCAGTCAATCCGCGCTTCCTGTTGGTCGGCTTTCCGCAATGATTCAATTGCTTTGCTCCATAATGGCAAGCCCTGTAATTGCTGTGATTCCACTTTATCTGTTGACGGCATCCGAAAAAGCACAAATAAAGGCTGTTCTATGCCGTGTATCGTCATATCCCCGAAATGCGCCCATTCAGGAACGTTTGACAACTCTATCTGCCGCCCTAACACTTGCGGGGCATACCGACTGACATCTGACTCATACGCTTTATAGATTATTTCATGGGTCTGTGCGGTTTCGCTGTAGCGGTGGAACTCTAAGAGTTTATATATTTTCTTGTCGCGCCGCAGCTCCGCTCCGAAAATAACCTCTATCAATTCACCTCGCAAGTTATAGGCTATTGGTAAGTAGCAATCCGTTTCAGACAAGATTGTTTCAATACCTTTGGCTGTGGAGTACGGCTTAAAAATGACCTCGCCGTTGTTGCAAGCTGCCACGACGTAACCTTTTAGTTGCTTTATTACCTTTTGATATTGTTCGTTAAGATAATCAGCTCTTGCACTGCCCGTAATAGCGGTTTCAATTCCTACGCACACCTTTTGCGCCACTTCCGCACTCAATGAAGATGCAAGTTTGAGTGACGGTGTGTTTTCATCATTCCACCACGCATTACCCCGCACTATGTCACGGTATAACTTTTGGCGGTTTGCGATAGTTTGAGATATGACATCCGCCTCAATGCCAAATGCCTGTTTTATATTCTGCTTATTGAACAAACCTTGCCACCACCCTTTCAAGAGTGAAAATATTCCCATGCTTTCACCGTCCTATTTTCTGTGCAGGATTACTTTCCTCGTCTTTTCCATATCTCTTCAAGTCCATAGCGCACGCTGTCTATTGCGTGATTATCCCTGTCAGGATAACCTGTGACTATGTTTCCGTCCTTGTCCCGCTCCAGTTCGTATGTTATAAACTCCTCATGTGTGTGCGGGCATCTGTCGGGGTCTATGATTATTTCAGACAGGGAAGCAAGCCATTTCATGGAGTATTCCACGCTGCCCGGTCCCTTAATTGCACCCCTCATGTCAAACCCATAAGAACGGAAATCGTCAATGCTTTTCGGTTCTGCGCTGTCGGCAGTAATCCGACACCCTTTCCACGGTTCGAGTAGTGCCGCCATATCCTCATTACTTGTCTTGTGTCTGCGTATCTCTCCAAATATATAGAGCTTCTGCCTCGCGGCGTTGAAGTACATTTCCACAAAATGGTTCGGGTCGGGAAACCACCCCCAGTCAAGCCCGTAGTAACATCTGTCAAATGTTGCTATTTCTTTGTCCGTTATACTCCGTGACTTCACATTCTCAAAAACATTTGCGCCGTTTCCCACCGCCAAGCCGTCGTATTCATGTTTATAAGCTGTGCGGTTTACTTTCTTTGTATGCGCCGCGAGTTCGTAAAACGCTTCGCCTAACCACTCTCTGGGCGCGTTCAGAAAATGGCTGTGATGTATGAGTCTTTTAGGGTCGTCTTGCCGCTCCTCTACGTTTATAAAGTGCATTTGTGAGCGCGGCGTATTATATGACCGAAATACTGTGCAATCATCTCCGCCCCTCATCGCGGACTGTAGTATACTGCGCATTGTTTCCGAGCCGTGAAGCTGGTCGGCTTCCTCTAACCACACTACGCCAATGTGCGTACCTCTCGGAGTTTTTATTGATTTGAGCTTCATGGGGTCGTCCATGCCCCTGAAATATATTATCTGCCCCGTGCGGTTTCTTTTTATCTGCATGGGGCTTGTTGTGCATTTGAACTCACTTGAAAGCCCTAACTCGTCTATCGCCCATGTCACTTGACTATAAACACTGTCTTTCAGATTGTCCTTTAATTGCCGTATCGCTAACCCGCAAAAGTTCGGGTTTGTCATTATGAGGTCAATTAGCTTTAACCCGCAAAATGACGACTTTAACGAGCCGCGCCCACCCTTGAAATCGTACTTCCTGTGACGACGTTCATCTATGTCGCGGTTTATGTCCACCCACTCGCGCCCTAACACACGGGCGGGTAACCCTTTATAAGCGGCTGATTCATCTTGTAGGTTTTCACTTTCTCCTGTCAAGTTTATCAGATATTCAGCGGCGCGGGTGTTTCCCTTTATGGCTTCAACCGCTTGCCCTGCAAGGATTGCCGCTTGTAAATTCATCTCTGTTTCAGGTATTCCAATGTCAGCAACAAGGGTTTTCGCGCCCGGCATCGGAATTTTGCCGGAAAGTATCATTTTTGCCACGTCGCGGGCGGCTGATTTTTGCCGCCGAATTTCACCTGATTTTATGCCGCCTTTTTTTGCAATATTCTTTTGTTCATCTTTTGTTCGTTTGTTTTGTGGTCTTAAATTTTTAGTCCCGTTTGCCGGCATAATCACCACCTTCTTTTTGCAAAAATATGGGAAAATTATAGGTATGAAAAAACCACCCTATCAAGAGTGGCTTTTTGTTGTTTTTATCTTACTATTTCAAAAAGTTCAGGGGGGTATATGTAACCTGGCAACTCGTCTTCAGAATACCTATCATCGCCATCATCGTCAAAAATCCTGTACCAGCCTTTTTCCACCGACAAGACCTCGTATACCTTGCCGTGGGTGAGCGCGTCAGTAGAAAGGCACTGGTCTTTTATTTCCTTGGTTGGCACACTTGGTATAGATTTGCCTATGAATTTAATTTTTAATCCTTCCATCCTTTGAACCTTCGATTTACCTTTCCAACGGCGACATTTTGAAACCGGTGTATTTCAGCTTTTTCTTCTTTGCCGTTACTCTTCAAAATTTCGGCTTGACCGTATGAGCTTCATAGCCTCCTCATACTTGGTCAAAGCATCAATTACTTCCTGTGGCGCATCCTCGTCAACGGTATACCCTCCGCCTATTTTGTCTGATTTATCATGTACATAAGGACTGTCAAATACTTCTAACAATTTCGGGTCTATCATCTACTTTTCCTCCAATATCTCATTCGCGCTCCTCTTGCCGCCCGGCTCCCATCTGCTTGCCAAGTTCTCTCAGTTTCAGTTCTTCCGGTGTCGGTTCGCCTATTTTTCGTCCACGTTCCTTTTCCCATTCATCAACTTGTTTTTGATACTTTTGGGGATTGTTTTTATATCCTTTTAGCAAAGAATTTTCCACGATTTCATCTAAATAAGCGTTAAAAGGCTCATCGTCAAATACAACCATTTTTTCATCTGCGCTCATAATTATTGTCTCCTTTGTCTTATATAAGTATAACCGTACTGTACCGCTACTTTGCTGTTAAAGACCTCACGTTTTCCTCTGTCGTCCAATAAAGTTCGTTGGTCTTATCCTCTTCAAATACCACCATAGATACGCCATCAAGATTTTTGTATCTTTTAGCAACAATGCCAATGTGCCTTGTGCCATCTTCAAACGCGGCGATGACCCGCTCATAATTACTTCCATCTGCGTGATAATGGCAAGGTCGCACCTCGTGACGTTGGAAAATATGTATATCGTTTGTATTGTCCTCCTCAATCAGGACAATACCCTTTCTGATGTCAACGGCAATTCCATAAACAACCAAGCCGTCTTTCTCCCCGACGATATGCTCGTTGTACTTTCTAATCTTCATGGCCTGTTTCTCCTAAACGCCGTTATATTTTGAGGTATTCTCGTTTTCTTATCCACCACCCAGCCAGTCAAAAAGGTTCTTCTTTTTGTGATGCCTAGTGTCATATACACGTTGTAACGCCTGTCACCATTGTCGTCTATTCTGACAAGAATTCCCGTGTTGTTTTTCAACCCATCAAGCATGT